GTCTATCCCGAAGAATGCCAGGATGGGGAAACGCACGATCTTGCAGCCCACCGCCTTGAAGACCCTGTTCAGCGTAGACACCCGCACCTACTATGGAAAGCCAGTATTTGATGAATATATCTACGCCTACCGCTTTGCAGTTGCGACCGGCCTACGCCCCGGGGAGCTGATTGGTCTCTGGTATGGTGACATCAAGGGGAACACGGTCAATCTTCGGCGCAGCATCAACGTGCACCGGGAGCAGACCACCGGAAAGAATGAAAACGCCATCCGCTCTTTTGACATGGGAAAGGAAGCACGGGATGCCTATGAGGCGCAGGTACAGCTTCTAAAGGCTCAAGGCATACTGCTAAACTACAATACCTCGCTGTTTCAGATCCCGTCAGAGCATACGCTCTATCGCCGCTGGGAATCGTATCAGGAAGCAAACGGGCTTGAGCCGAAAGTCTCACTTTACGAGCTGCGGCACACTTTTGTCAGCGTTGAATCAAGCGTCCTGACTGACAGCCAGCTGAAGATGCTTGTAGGTCATAGCAAGAACATGGACACTGCCGGAGTGTATCGGCACGAGCTTGACGGTCAGAGAGAAGATTTGGCGGCTGCAACGACAGCGGCATTCAAAAAGGCACAGGCCTGACTCTGGTAACATTTTTGGTAACACTCTTTTTTCTAAATGCCAAAAAACAAATCTGACATAGCCCAACAAAGCTGCATTATTCCTACGTTCTTTCATGCATCCCAGATGCATTTTTGACGACAATCAATCATTTTTAATTGTTCGACTCCCATCGCCTCCACCATGAAGAAAGAACGTTATTTCGTTGAGAAATGACGTTCTTTTCTTTATCATGGTAACATTTTTGGTAACACACCGCTGAAAAACAGCTTCATAAACGCAAAAACATCCCCGAGGAACCGTCAGGATCCCCGGGGATGGTGCTATGTATGGCCGTTTTGGGCAGCGCGGCCACGGTGGTGATACCGGCGGTGATCACTCAGACAAAGAGACAATCTTCCGCATTACTAGCTCATACTCTTTCGGATACACCATCTTTATTGCTTTCATGTGCTCGTCAAGCACCTGCATCAGACCGCCAAATGGCACAGAGCTGGCAGCCGTTACAAAGTCGCTTTGTGGTTCCGCTGCTGTGGAGTAAGCCGCCGCATAAGTCGCGGGCGGCAATGACTGGATCTGCGTTTCAGGTGCGTGCGCTTCTTCCAACTCGTTCCGCACAGTGCAGAGGGCGGCAAGTTTGTTGACACTCTGCCAGCTGGTTTCCTCGCACTTGAGCTTTCGGATGTGCTCATTGATCTCGTCAATGTCCATGCCTGCCGCCCCCTTTCTTATGCGTTGCGCAAGATGTCAGCGGCCCGCTTGTAGGCGTCACGCTCTGCACCGGTGGCTTCCTGCATCATGTCCTCGATGTCAGAGATCATGCGCTCACGGCCATCCGTGCGGGAGTAATGCCCGCGCACATAGTGGCGGCCACGGTTGGCGTAGCTGTTGCCCCGGTTGTAACCGTTTCCAGCGTCGCGGTTGAAGGATCCGCGCATGTCAGCTTCCCACTCGCCCGCACGGCTGTACTCGCCACCCTCGCAGTAATCCTTGATGCGGTGGATGTCCAGGATAATGTCCACGATCTCGCCGATCATCTCGATGTCACCCGGGGAACGGTTCTTTTTGTCGGTCAGCTCCATGAGCTCGTTGCACATCTCATCTTTCAGATGATTCAGTTTATCCAGCATGGCTTTGTCTCCTTTCTTATGCTACGCGTTCAGCAATCAGATTGCTGTTTGCAATGCTGACTGCCTGCGTACTGGTGTTTTCGAGTGCCACGGTCACGCAGCAACCGCGCGGCACCTCGATAAAGGCAGCCACGAAAACATTGAAGTAATTTTCGACTGCCGCCGGGGTGACAATCGCGGTCGCGCTGGCAAGGGGCTCCCCGTTAATAGCCAGCGCCACGGAAATGGCTTCCACGGTGCCGCCGGTGGGAATAGCGATATTACTGCCGAAACTCACCTTGAAGCGCGCACGGCACTGGTTGGTCAGCCCACGAAGGGTTACAATGCCTGCACCTTCACGGTGAACGATGCAGGAAGGACCGGCAACGGAGGTTTCGGTCAGTGGAAGGTTCTGGCCCGCCGCCACACTGACGGTGTTAGAATTGCTAAATTCGGCCATTTTATCGGCTCCTTTCATTAAAAAACGCCGGGACTGCTGCCCCGGCGCTCTGGTTTGCAAAATCAGCTCAGGGGCTGAACATTTTCCATTTTGGAAAAAGTTGCCGTGATTCGGTTATGCGCAGCTGCCGCAGCCGGTCCCACAGCCATAGTAAATGGCGTTGGGGTTAGGCACCTGATAGGCAGGCACGGGAGCTTTCTGCTGCAGAGTCCCGATGATCTGGTTGGTCTGCGCGTTCATCGCGGTGGTCAGGAACGCGCTCTGGCGATCCTGAGAAGCAGCCCGGCGCAGCTCGTTGTTCTCGCTCTGCAGGGTGGCGATCTTATCGTTGGTCAGGAAGTCGAGCACCGCGCGGGTGTTGCTGTTCTGATTCTCGATGATGTCCCGGGTGTTGTTGTTCATGGCGTTCTGCGTTGCGCAGAAGCCCTGCTGCATCTGGTTCCGGGTGTCGCACTCCTGAGTGGCCAGATTGTAGTTAACGCCTTGGATCGCGGTCTGGGTCTTGCAGCAGCAGTCTGCCAGCTGTGTAGCCAGAGCATTCTGACCCTGCATCAGCGCAACGTTGGTGCCGTTGAAGCCCTGCTGCATGGCGTTGGTGACACCGTTCAGGCCCTGCTGCACGCCGTTGAAGCCCTGAAGCATCCCGGTGTTCATGGCATAGAAGCCGTCACACAGGCCGCTTTCCAGCCCGTTCAGCTTGTTCATGACGCTCTGGTTGTCGAAGCCGCGCTGCAGGTCCGCCTGTGTTACGGCGCTGGTCATATAAGGCGAAGCGCCGCCCATGCCGCCGCCCCAGCCAAAGCCGCCCATGCCGCCCCAGCCGAACATGCCGAAAATCAGGAAGAGGACGATCCAGCCCATCCAGTCGCCGCCCCAGCCGTTGAAACCGTTGCTGTAGCCGTTGGCGGGCTGTACCGGCATGGTAAGAACCGTGCTATCAGAAGAAAGAGACATAGTTTTACTCCTTTACGTTAGATTTTTAAATTTATTCTAAATGCGGCCGCATTTCAGAATCCAAACATGTTTTTCATGCCGTTGAGCATTGGCGCAATCTGCTGTGCCCGCTGCTGAATGGCGTTGAGCTGCTGCTGTGAGAGCTGGCCGGAGGTGAGCATCTGGTTTATCATCTCCTGCGGGTTCTTGCCCTGCATCTGGCCCATAAACTGCTGGAACTGCCCGCCAATGGGGTTCTGGGTCTGTCGGCCCATCGAGTTATACAAGCTGCTGCTCATCGTTTAGCCCTCCTTTTCCGGATCTGGTGCTTCCTGCTTCTCCAACGCCGCCAGCTTTGCCGCCAGCGCGTCAAACTCCTTGCGGGTGACATACTCCCCGCCTGCGGCTTGCGTGGCTGCAATCGACGCTTTGGGGCCTCCGGTGCGTTCCTTGTAGTCGTAGATGCGGAGCGGGAACGGCCTGCCGTCCTGCCCAACTTCTTTGATGTAAAAGGTATCGGAATCAGCATCCAGTAAAAGCACCCGGCTCCCGTTGGCGACCAGATAGCCCCGGGCCGCTGCTTCGCCTTGCACCCAGATAAAGCCGCTGTCAGTCGGTGCGGCCTGCCCCTGCATTGTCGGTATCATGACGGGCTGGGGCTGGTACTGTGCTGCCCTGAGCTGTTCAAGCTGTCCTTGCGGCTGTTGCGGGTAAAACACTTGCGGGTATCCGTTATAAATCGGCATCGTTTACTCCTCCTTGTACCAGTAGTAGATCGGACATTCTGCGCCGCTGTCCCAGCTGTCCCACCATTCGCCGTCGATGACGGTCAGAACGTGGCCGGAGCATCCCAGCACATACACACCGAGTGGGTACTCCCTGGCAAAATCCGCCACGGTGTAGCATGTGGTGCAATCCGCTTCCACCATGCGGCGCTTGAACCCGCGTTTTTGGAGGTATGCGCCCCATGTTCGGTTGGCGCTGGGCATATCGCCGATGATAAAGCCAGTAAGCGCAAGCCCAAGGTAAGCCTTCTCCCAGTCTTGGCCCGTCGCGGCTGCCACGGCCCGCACTGTGCAATCTCCAACGCCGTTTCCGTGAGGGTTCGGGTTAAACTTGTGCCACATGGTGCGCCCCTCCCTTTGCGCCCATAGTACCTTTTCTGACGAATCTGTGCGTTAAACGAACGTCAAACGAAGGTCAAACGATCGCCAAAAAGAAAAAGCGCCCACACGGCACAAAGCCGCATGAGCGCTTGAAAAATTGTATATAAACAAAAATGCCCCCGATGCTCCAAACGGAACGCCGGGGGTTTGCTTTACTCAAAAACTTTTGCAATGCCGTCCAGCCGGGCCGAAACCGACTGGCGGCAGTAGTGGACCTGTGCTGCAATGTCTGGCAGCGGGAGCCGCTCAACGTACCGCAAAAGAGCTATCTTCCGGTCAACCCTCCCAAGCGGTGCGCTTCTGATGGCGGCGGTCATCTGCTGTCGGTCAAGCCCTTGCAGCGCAGCGGGCAGCACTACGCGAGCCGACGCCACAGGAAGCACCGAGCCAGAAAGGCTGCGGCAACTCTCCAGCGTTGCGCACCATTACGGGGACGTTACCGATATGGTCGATTTTGCCGCATCTCTTGATTTCACAAAATCGTTTCTGCGCGTATGTAGTGCTTGCCATGATATCCTCCTTACTGCTGCTTGATGCAGCGATTGGTCAGCTTGCCGTACACATCCTCGTACAGCTCCTGCTTATCGCCGTTGTAGGTGTACTCGGCATAGATGCCGTCACCGCTCACGGTGGTAGACAGTAGCGCCTTGTAGTTCTGGAGAGTCTTGCAAGCCCAGACCACAAAGACGTTTTCGAGGGTGATTTTGGTCACGCGGTGCGCGTTGTACCACTCGACCAGTGCATTCTTGCACACGCTTTCGTATTCTGCCATTCCGGTAATAATCATAGTATGTATCCTCCTTACTGCTTTTTCAGTGCCGCTTTCATGCGATCAAAGAAAAATTGAATGATCACCCCGATGGTCTCATCGGTAATGGCCCACGAGATGAATTTTCCGTACTTGCTTGAAGCCAGGGCCGCGCGGAGCATCTGCGCCACCCACGCCTTGCGCTCTGCGCCTCTCTTGGTGCCCTGAATCTCGTGCTCTGCCTGCTCGATCAGGTCAAGCACAGTACCCTTGACAGCCGCGCCATAGCCCATCCGGATGCAGCCCAGGGCGTAGAAGATAATGCCGCCCAGCATGAGCACGAGGGCCACCGGCACGGGAATGATGCCCAAAATGTTATTGATCATTGCCATGTATTACTCTCCTTTCTCTTTTTCGAGGTCTGCAATGCGGTGGTTTGCCACCTTCATCTGTTCTTCAAGCACCGGGATGCGCTGGGCGAAATTGTTGTGTGTCCGGACTTCCCGGGTCAGCTCGTCCAGCTTAGTGTCAGTAATGGCCTGCTGTTTTTCCAGCTTTGCGTCCATGTTTTGAGCGGCCCTGCTGTTAGAGATAAGCACGCCGATCAGGCTCAGGCCGCCAGTGATGAGTGCTACGATGATCGCGTCGCTCATGCGCCCTCCCGAAGACGGGTCAGACCCTTCTTGCGGATGATTTTCGGGTAGTTGAGGGTGGTCACGTTGAGGTCAACAGTTCTGGAGATGCCCGGCACGCTGCCCTTGCTGGTGTGCTGGTGAGCGGTGTACTTAAAACTAACTTTCGGGGTCTTGCCGGTGTAGTCCGCCAGCCATACGTCCCAACGCCCTGCAAGCCTTGCCATGTCCAGATGGGCATTGGCATAGCTGGTGTAGGTGTAGAGCTGGGCGTAGAACCCCATCTTCTCGATCTGCTCAAGATGATAGGCCGCCAGATTTGACAGGTCTCCATAGGGCATCCCGGCAAGAATCGGCGATTCCAGATCCACTGCCACCGGCATGGTCATCTCTTTCCCGACCAGGGCCTTCCGCAGCACGGCAAGCTCCCGGTCTGCCAGCTCCTCACTGGTGGCGTTGGTGTAGTAGTACACGCCCACGTCCAGCCCTGCCGCTTTTGCGTTGGAATAGTTGTCCTCGAAAGTGGGGTCGATGTAGGGCACACAGTTGCGGCTCCCTACGGCCCGCAGCATCACGCCTTTGTAACCTGCCGCTTTTACCTGCGCCCAGCCCTCCATTTTGATTTTTCCCTGCCACCGGCTCACGTCGAGATAGCGGTAGGGCGGCTCACCCGTCCAGCCGGTCACGGTGTCCACAGTGGGCACGCCCGGTGCAGGAGCAGGCTCTTCCTTGTCGGCGCTGTCACCGGCAGCGTGGGAAAGCGCAGAGAAGATATCCCGCAGGAAGTCAAGCATTTCTTTCCACCTCATAAAATCCCTCCTCCGTCAGCTTTTCCAGCACGGCATCCTTGTACCGGTCAGGCACGTTGTCGATGGTAAAAGCGCCGTCAAAGCGGTGCAGTTTGATTTGGGTCACATAGAACAAAACCATAACATCCTCCTTATTGTGCGGCCAGCAGGTCAAGCATAGCCGCTTCCAGAGCAGCAAGGCGCTCTTCTGCGGTGGGCAGCTGTGCCTTTTCCTCTGCTTCCTTGCGGTTTTTTTCCTGTGCAGCCAGCTCTTCGGCGGTGTACAGCACATACCGCTGTACCTCCACCTCTTCGTCATAGGCTTCCTTTGCGGCCACACCGGGCACATCCACCACCTTGCGGACATCACGGCCTTTTTCGCGACCATCTGCGTCATAGTATATCGCAGAGGTTCCGTCCGGCAAGGTTTCGGTCTCGTAGTGGCTGACCTCTTCCACGCCCGCCACAGCATCGTGGTGGATGGTCTGGGTCTCGGGCTTGAGGTAGCCTTTCGTCAGGTCGGGGGTGGCGATTTCAACGCCGGTGCTGTCGATGATTTTCATAAGGTCTCCTTTCAGGCGACACGCCGCCAGATGTACGTACAGTATGCCGGGGGTTGGACGGTATCGGATGCGCCGTAGATGGGGTTGGAAGCGGATGCGTTAAAGCTAAGTTTCGCACTGTTATTTTGTCCATTCTTGGTCAAGATATCGTAAAAAGACGTGTATTCGCTTACGTCGTTAAGCACCGAAAAGGCACCACCTGCGCCATCATCAAAAATAACGCTTTGCTTAGTGGAAGTATCGGAATCAATTCCCCTTGTATAAGCATAACCCGTTATATTCGGCAGCCCTGCCTCAACCGTTGTACCAGCTGGATGTGTGTCGCTTGCACCCCAGATAGTGCAATCCTCAATGCGTTCCCATGTGCCGCCGAAAAGCTCGGCAGGGCTGGTGGGGTTTTCGCTGATGTACAGACTGCCCACGGGGTGGTCTCGCTCGACTACCGCCGCAAGGACTTGCTGATAGATAGCATAGGCATCAGGGCCAATGCCATTTTTGAGTTCTCCTAGTGCCATTGTTTCTCCTTTCAGTCGGTACGAAGCCAAGTGTAAGTAAAGTATGCCGGAGGTTGGACGGTATTGCTTTTGCCATAGATGGAGCTGCCAGCGGTACGGATATTGTTAACATATATCGAGACATCGCCGCTACTAGACCCTTTTGTCAAAACCCACCCGTCAGCAAGAGATGTGGAAAGAATGCCGCTTACGGTTGGTTTGTCGTTTGAAAAAAGCACGCCGTTTAGCTGTCCATATATGCTCGGCAATCCTGCCTCAACCGTCGTACCAGCTGGATGTGTATCGCTTGCGCCCATTAACACCCTATCTTGCGCAATCTTTTTCCATGTGCCGCCGCCAAAAGTCACAGCCGGGTTTTCCGGGCTGATGGTCTGATAGATACTACCCACAGGATGTGCCGCAAGCAGGAAGTTGGAATAAATGGAGCCGTCACCATAGAACTGGCCACCATACTTGATGGGATACCACCGGGCGGAGATTTCCGCAGTTGGAATGTTGTGTGCACGGATACGGATAGCTCCGGTTCGAGTTTCGGGGTTTACAAGCATAGCTTTACCGGCTACGTCTGCGCTTGCAGGGTCGATGCTGACAGATACCACAGTCGTGGACGTAACATCCGCTGTAATGTCGATGTAATGTGGGTATTCTGCAACTTCTGTGTCTGTTTGCCACCCCGTGATCGGAATAGAAAGATCATGTGGAACAACGGAGTCTGCTTTGCCTGCCAGAGCATCACCAGTAGCCTTTGCGTCGGCAGGGGCGTTTTCGATGCTGAGGGTTTTGTCAGTATTTGCCTTGGCCCCGGCCTCTTCCGAGTATTTCTTTGCATTGGCTTCACTGGTTGCAGCGGCAGATGCACTGGCAGAGGAATTGGTTTCGGAGGTGGATGCAGCAGAAGCGCTGTCGGCAGCGGCAGATGCAGAGGTGGCAGCAGCTTCTTTGCTTGCGTTGGCATCCGATGCAGAACCGGCCGCAGCAGATGCGGCGGTTTCTGCCGTGGCGGTGGAATTGGACACCTCCTGCAAAGCGCCGGTCTTAGCGTTGCCGATGTCAGTCAGTGCAGCGTCTTTTGTCTGGGTGATGGCCGTGGTGGCCGTGGTCTGGGCTTGCTGGACAGCGGCCACAGAGTCCGCTTTCTGCTGGTCGATGTTTGCCACAGCATCGGATGCCTTTTTTTCGCTGGCTGCCGCCGCTTCTGCTTTCTGGGTGGCTGTGGCAGCGAACTGCTCCACATACTCGCCCATCTGGGCGATGTCTTCCCGGACTTCCACACCTTTTTTTGCGGTACGGATGCCCGAGATGACTTCCGGAAAAGTCTTTGTCATAAACTGATCACTCCCGTAGGTACATCATAGATGGTATCGGTTTCAAAATCAAATGTATCCCAGAGCCAATCCGCACCCGCATCCGCAGTGACATTTCTTTTGTACGGATTGCAAGTGCCCTCTATGGTAAAGGCCATATCATGTCGGTTTTTCTCACTGGGGTCTACCCGCCAAAGGCCCTGCCAGTACCAGGAACTGTCCTCATCAAAAACGCACCGCAGCCACTTGCCTTGCAGGGCGTTTTCGAGGGCACTTTGGATAGTCGTCCATTGCTTTTTAGGGGCTTTGCAGATGAGCTCCAGCTTGATGGTGCGCTGCTTGTAGTGCACTTCCCCATCCAAAGCCCTGGACAGGTCTAGGATAAAGTCAGAGCCCGGGACATTGACAAGCATCGTCTCTGGCTCTGCACCGGATATCATAGGGCTGCCAACCTTCAGATAAAGGCCAAGGTCTTTGAGGGTATGGACATTTCCGATCTGTGCACCCATCAGCATTTGAGCTCACCTCCGCTCTGGATCACAGCCAGCTGCTCCGGGGTCAGAGGGCTGTATACCAACTTTTCTCCGTCCCACACATAGTGCGAGCCGCCATCCTCCCAGTCCTCCGGGAACTCATCGAAGACCATGCAGTTGTCTGGGAGAGGGTTCGGGATCACTTCTTCAACGCCCCATCCGCCGCTGTAAATGCGACCATCGGAGCACACTTTGCACATAAATTTACAGCCGGGTACTTTCATCTGTCCTTCACCTCACATAAAACCGTATAGTTCTCGTGGCATACAGAGGGAGTCATTTTGTGTCCACCCGTCAGAGCCGGGGCTTTCCAGGTCGATGCTGAAATTCGTCGGCACTACTGCCGGGGTGTAGTTGTTGCCCGTGACATAGTTCGATGTGCGCTCACGACCGGGTCCGAAAGTGATGCCCCCTGAGTTGACCCGCACCGTCCGCATGTGAGTGGTGTTCCACGGGTAAGTCATGGCGTATTCCACGCCATTGACCGGGATGACCATGGTCACACATCCGGCAGTGCCGCCGCTGGCCCACCATGTGGATCCTTTCTTGCTGGTATAGGTCAGATACACAGCAGAAAAATCGGCCAGGTCCAGCGGGATTGTCTGTGCTCCAAAAGAGCTGTTGTCCCCAAAGTCCCAGATACGGGCGTTTCGGATGCCGTAGAAGGTAATCTTTCCGGAGTCGATAGTGCAGCTGCCGTTGCCGTCTGTGATGGAAATGCTATCCGACTTGATGTTGACCATGCTGGAACCGGAAAGCACTTTTATGCCGTCGTTGGTGATCTGCACCCTTTTGTTGGGCAGCTGGTCATGCCGGACGATAAGGCCGTTTTCCGGGGTAAACTCCAAAAAGTTGGTAGCCGTTTTGGCTGCTTCACCAGCTTTTTTGTCCACCTCGTCCACTCTTTTGTCGTTAGACTTCTGGTACTTGAAAAGCTGGTTAAGGGTGCTCTGTTGATATTTTTCAGCGGATGCCGTATCCTCATCCAGCAGGTTGGTGCGGCCCAGGTTGGCCACTTGTCGGTCGGTCAAAGTCTGCCGGGTCATGCCGAAGGTATACTCCTTTTTGTCCGGCTGATCCAGCGGTTCCACCAGCTTTGTGCACAGCATGATGACATCGATGCTGTGGGGCTTGCTGATAATGTGGGCATAGCTGGCAAAAGTCAGCCTGTCCTTGTCATAGCCCGCATCTCGCAGATCCACAGCCTTGACGGTGTAGCTCGTCACCATCAAGCTGTTTTTCTGAAGATCCTGCACGCCTGCAGCAAAGGTGTCGTTGTCGCTGTCGGTGTCATACTCGCCCAGGGCTGACACGATGCCAAACTTTTTGGCCGCTGCATCATTCTGGATCCATCCGCAGTCGCCGTCACTGCTGTCCAGCCGGTACGAATACCCTTTTGGCAGATACTTATTGACGGTCGCCGCGTCCGTTCCAGAAATGCCATAGCGCTCTTCATGGCTTTCTGTGTACTTTTCACCCCACCACAAAAATTTCCACTTCCACTTTGTCTCCTCGACCGTGTGCTTGCTTCCCATGGGATACACACGGGTAAAAAGACTGTTGGTATCGGTCTTCTCGGTGAAATCCAGCAGGTTTACGCCATACTCAATGGTTTGGTTGACCAAACGGTCGGCCTCGAAAGACTGATCGCAATAATTTAAGACGTTATTACCCGTGGCGGGGTTGTAGGTACAGTAGGCATATCCGCCGTACACCTTGAGCACCATCTTGTCGATGATGTCCCAGGTGCTGCCGTAGTCTTCGCCCACACCGTAGCTGTCCCGGTCTCCATAGTGCACAACAAGATCGCCCAGCGCGGCGGTCACAGTGCCCAGCTCGAAGCGTTTCATTATCATGTTGCCGCACTGCTGGTTGTGGGCATCGATGAGGTGCTGCAAAAACTGCGCCAGCTTTCCCTCGTAGTTAAAAGGGGTGATTGCGCTGTCATTGAAGTAAGACAAAGCGCCCTCGCAGTATATGACGCGCCGGTTGTACCAGTCTGCCTCATGGCTCAGGACACGCCCGCGCCAGATCTCTTTATTATCCTGTTCGACAGTGATGCAGGTGGACATCTTTTGCAGGCTCTCATACTGCTCATGGTCGCGCGTCATGGTAAAAGAAAGGCTGCCGCCCTTGCTGACCTCTCGGGTCAGCTTGGGAGACAACACAAGGGCATTGCGGTTATTGGGAGCGTAGATCAGGCGCTTGTCGTCGGGGTTGCCAAAGGGATATGCAAAAATTTTGTACAAATTTTAGTTCCCCCTTTCTGCCAGCGTGGCCAGATGGCCCAGCTGTGCATCAATAGAAGGCGCCAGAGCGCCCACCAGCGTCCCGTCGTCCAGCTTAATGACAGTGTTTGCCGTCTGGGGAAGGTACTGCTGCACCACGTTGTACAGCGCGTCCACGGACTGCTGCATTTTCTGCTGGTAGGACGAAAGCCGCCCGTTTGCCGGGCTTTCGCCGAACGCATAGCCGTCGGTGCGGAAATCGTACCCGGCAAAGCTGCGCTGGCTGCCGTACCAGTAGGCGTCCTGGATGTCCTTGTAGGAAAGCGTCGTGCTCTTGCTGTCAGTGCTTTCCTTTTCGCCGTTTTTACTGCCCAGCCATGCGGCCAGACCGATACCGCCCGCCACAGCAGCCACGCCCAGGATGGCAGCCAGCACAGGGTTGGATGCCACAAGCGAGACGATATTGCCCAGACTGCCCATGATAGAGGTGGCCATGCTGGACACCCCGCTGGCGACGTTGGCCAGCTGGGCACCGGCCCCACCGGACGCGCTCAAGCTGGACAGGATTGAGCCAAAGCTTTGCACTGCCGTCCCCGCTTCTGTCGCACTGGCAGCAATACCGTCCGTAAAGAGTGATTTGATGGTAGCAAAGGCCGCTTTTACGCCGCCCCCACTGTACGCGTCATTGATGACACTCAGCGCATCCACCGCCCACTTGGAGATAAGCTCCCGCTGATCCTGCGATACCTCGCCCCAGATGAGATTTGCCACGTCTGTAGCCAGCCCGGCCCAGTTGCGGTTTTTCAGGTCGGCGAACGTGTTCTGCAGGCGGCCAAAGATGCCGTTTGACCACTGCTTCTGCGCATTGCTGAGGTTCTGGTCAATGCGGCTTTGCAGCTCCGTCACGGACAAAACCACATCGTCACAGCTCTTTTGCGTGGTCGTGGTCACTTTTCCGGACGCATCGGTCACTTTCTTTGTGACCGATTTGATGGTCTTCTCCGTGCCGTCCACCACTTCTTTCCAAGAGTCCGTGATGGTCTCCACGGTCTCCTTTGTGGTGCCCTTGAGCTTTTTGGTGGTGCCGTCGTAGACGTTGTAGGTATTGTCGGCGGTCTCCACCACGCGCTGGATGTTGCCCACGATGTTGCCCGTTCCGGCAAGGATCTGCTTCGACGTTTCGGTGACGGTATCCGCCAGCTTTTTGGTGTCAGCAGCCGCTTTGGCGGTAGATTTTTTGCTTTTTCCGCCGCCTGTGCCGCCCGAGGCAGTGATACTGCTCCCGCCACTTCCGGCGGCTGCAGCCGCCTTTGCCTGCCGTTCCGTCCAGCTTTCGTTGTAGATTCCCTTTCCGTTTTTAGCGTCCTGCCGTCGGCGGTCGTAGTTGCTCTGGCTGTTTTTGTCAGAGCGGTACTGATTGTATCCTTCGTTGCTGTTCTCGTACCCCGCGTAAGCATTCTTCCCGAGGGCTTTGTTGAGCTTAAAGCTCAATTTATCGAGAACGCCGATTCCGGCAGAGCCAAGCTCGCCAAATTTCTTGATGACGGAGTTGATGGGGTTGTTCAGTTCCAGAATTGCCTCGCCGAGCCCCTTCCAGCCGTCCGTCTTGTAAGCTTCGATGGCCGCCACGGTCATATCGTTGAGGTTGGAGATTACCACACCGATTCCGCTGCTGAGGTCGCCAGTCATGAGCCCGGCCAGCTGGCTCACGTTGTCCTTCAGGGTGGAAACGCGGCCATTCATGGTCTGGCTCTGGGTGTCCATGGCGTTGTAATAGCGCCCGCCCTCTTCGCTGGCGGCGATAAGGGCCTCAGATAGCAGGTCATAGCTGATGGTCATGTTCTGGACTTCCTGCACCGTTTTCCCGGTGTAGTCAGCCAGCACCTGATAAACGTTGATGCCTGCATAGGCAAACTGCTTGATGTCGATTGCGGACGCTTTGCCCACATTGGCGATCTGCTGCAGATTAGCTGCCATGCGGGAAAGCTCCGCGTTGCCTCCGCCGGTGGCGGAAACAGCATCGCCAAGCGCCATGATGACCTTGCGGGAGTATTCCGCGTTTTCACCCGCGCTGATCAGCAGCTGGTTTGCCTGGGTCAGCGAATCCACGCTGAACGGGGTGCGTGCTGCATCTTCCTGAATGGCTTGCATGGCCGCATTGGCCGCTTCTGCATCGCCCAGCATATTGGTCAGGCCCACGCGGTAACTTTCGATTTGGGCGTTGTACTCGATGCCCATAGACACAAACTGCTTTGCGCCGCTGAGGGCCGCGCCAGCAAGCGTGGAGATGGCAGAAGCCAGAAGCTGCGATTTTGTCAGAGCCGCCGTCAGCCCGCTCCCTGTGCTGCTGGCCGACTTGCCGAAGGAGTCCATGCCGTTGTTTGCGGATTTCAGGGCGGAGGCGGTTGTCTTGAGTTGCGCCTCGGCTGCTGCAAGCTGGTTTTTCAGCTCTTTGGTTTCGGCTGAGGTCTTGCCCGTCTTGGCGGCAGATTCGTTATACTGCTTTGTCAGTTCCAGCACGCTTTTTGCGGCCTTGCTGTACTCGCTGGAAAGCGCCGTCACGGTCTTTTTGGTCTCGCTCTGGACGTTGTTGATGCCCCGCTCATACGCGGACGTGTCCAGCCCAAGAGTGGCCATCAATTCAAAAAGTTTCAGGGCGTATCACCTCCGTTCAGCCCGGCCAGAATACGGGCCTTGATTTCCTCTGCGCTCTGCTGGGGCCGGGCGGGAGTATTAAAGTCGGGTAGGGTGTCCACCCACCGATACTCCATGCCCACAAGGCCAGCCAGAGCGTCCGTGATGTAGGCGCGGTAGCTCTTCTCGTAAGCTTCCTGCTGCATCGCATTGACGCAATGCTGGGCAATGTAGGGCTTGCCAATGGCTTTCAGCATATCCAGCCGGATGGATGAGATCAGCCGCCGATATCGGTCTGAGCCAACCTCACCAACGAGGATAAAAAATCCAGCACATCCCGGTCGTTGATGGTATCCGTGATGACGCGCAGGGTTTTGAAGGGAGTCATCTTTTCAGGGTTGCCGTCCTTGTCCGTTTCCAGCTCATACAGCAAAGGCAGCAGCTCCGCTGTGTTCTGAGCGTTGTCGAACAGCAGCTTTTTTGCCATTGCTTTGATGTTCTTGCGGCCCTGGGCTTCTTTTTTGGCCTTGAGCTCATCGGGGGTTTCACTGCCCGTGAGGATGGGGCCGACTTTTCGCAGCTCCATCACCTGCGTCTCGGTCAGCAGGGCGGCCACCTTGTCCGCGATCATGTAACAGTGGCGCAGAAATTCTGTTTCGTCCATCTGGTTGAGAGTTTTCATTGTTCCACTCCTTATGCTGCCGCGTCTTCACTCACAAAGAACTCCATGGGGACGGTCTCGTCTCCCATTCGGACACAGCCCGTCAGGGTGACGGACACATTGCCCTTGCCCTTGTCAGTTGTCTTGAGGGACAGGCCGCCCGTGCTGATTGCGTTGTCCAGCCGAACAGCCACATAACCGCCGCCGATGAGGTCGCCCACAAACCAAATGGTTTTGAAGTCGCCCGTGGTCTTGTCAGTTTTGAACGTCATGCGGGGCGTTACCTTGCCCCCGGCCACGTCCGCTGCACCAAGCGCCATGCGGATGACCTCGGCGGAGGTATTCAGCGCGGTGAAGGCCAGCGTGCAGTCGTAGTCCTCAATTTCCATGAGCTCCACGGTGTTCTTCTGGCAGTTGTCCACATCTTCGCCCAGGTCGGTGATGTTGGGGGTGCAGGTGGCGGTGATGCCGCCAGTGGTTGCGCAGATGATGTCGGCATCAGCGACGGCGGTCTGGCCCTCAGTGTCGAACTTGTTCAGCACAAGGCCCGCGTTGATCTGCATGGACTTGAATGCTTCTGCGGAAATTTTGGTAAATTTTCTTCCCATAATTCTCCTTACTCGCATAGCTGCGTGATCTCAAAATTTAGGTACTCGCACAAATAGCCCTCGGGCGGGTTGTCCATCGGCTGGGCCCACGGGGTGCCTTTGCGCAAAAGAATAGCGCCGCCCTCGCACGGCACGGTCAAACCGCCTGCAAGGGCTGCGCTAATTTGGTCTTCGGTCTGTAAGATGGGTAAACGCCCTGCGCTGCTTGGATACCACAAGCGGCCATGAAACGACGCTTCCTCGTTCCAGCCGCCGGGGACGGCGGGCTTGTAGGTCAGGTATGGCAGGGAAGCGGTGGGTGGAATGTTGTCTTCCAGATAGCCGGGGATGCCGAACCCGTTGAAGAACGTGTTCAGCGCCCGGTTGATGCTCTCAGACAGCCCCATTACGGCAGCACCGCCTTTTTGCACTTGACGGCCCGCAGTCCCATGCCGGATTCCGGCGGGGCTTTGGCTTCGTCTGCTGTGCTGGTGATCTGGAAGGTCTGGCCGTCGCGCACACGCTTGATGTAGTCCGGGAAGGCCAGCGGCACGCCTGTGTTGACCAGCAGGGTATAGGTGGAGGCGGTGTCAGCCTGCTCCGCCACCTGAGCTTCCACGGTGGTGTCGTGGCGCTCCACGGCCTCAAACTCGGGGCCGTCCTTCCAGCCGGACACAAAGCCGCCCACGCCGTCCGGCTCATAGCTGCGGGTCTGAAAACGGTATTTTTGGGTAAAGCTCTGCATCACGGTGGATGCAGTGAACGTGTTGACCATGTCACATCTTCCTCCACTGATTGATCTCGGATTTATAGCGGGTTTTGCCGTCGGCGGGCAGCCCGTCCGTGCCTGTAGCCATCGTGCCGGACCACCCGGCAAAGGACTGGGACACATACACGCCGCCGGACGGGAGCGCCTTGTCGTATGCGTCGATTTTTTCAGCCAGCGCCACAAAATCAGGCGGCACGCGCATAGGCTGCACCGTCCCGGTGAAGGTCTCGGCGGTCAGATCGCTGTCCCCGGCCTTGTGCACGCCGTCATTGAAGATGGAGCCGCACACGAGGAAATACTGCCCCGGCACTACCCCGGCGGGCACGGTATCCGGCTCAAAAGCAAACTCCCCGGCAATGGGGTCATCTGCCCGGTCAAAAAAATTGTGCGTGTAAACGCACAGCTCAGGGACGGTCATGCAAAGTCACCCCCTTGCAGGTTAGACCGATTCACCCGGGGTAATGGTCTGGACAGAGATGCCGTCCAGGTACTCAGCAAACAGGGTCACGCCGGTGATGGCGAAGCTCTCAGAGACGGCGGTGGTGTAGTTGCCCTGGGTGTGGAAGCCGATCAGGTTGCTGGCCTCGCCTGCGGTGGTGTACACCAGCCCAGCCTTGGCGTAGTCGCTGTCGGAGGGGTCAACGTAGTACATCACGATGTTGTCCACGGGGGTGGCAATGACCTTGCCCTTTGCGATCTCGCCGTCAGACAGAAGGAAGATGGTGTTGTAGCCCATGAAGTCCTTGATGTACTGGAAGCCGTACTGGTTCTGGATGGTGATCGGGGCGGTGCCCAGGTACTCCGCCACGTCCAGGACGTTGGCAAAGCCCACAACGCCGGTGACGGTGCGGTGCATATTCTTGAACTTGTTCTCCACGCTGCCCTTTGCCATCGCCAGAGCCATCTGGAAGGTCTTGGGCGTGCCCTTCAGGCTTCCGGTGTTCAGGTACTTGTAGAACTTGTCGGTGACCTTAGCGGTCAGGTCGTACAGGAACTCGTCATCGGTCTTCTGCACGGCAACCTCGTAGCCGTAATTCTGGATAGCCTCGATGGTGACGGCTTTGGCGTACTTCTCGATGGTGATCTTGCCGTAGTCCTTTTCCTTGACGGTGTACTGGCTGTAGGGGATCTCCTCGCCCTCTGCCACGGTGCCGCTCTGCAGGGTGCCCTGGGCGTACTTGCTCTTCAGCACGGTGCCGGGCTGCATCCGGATGGGACGCATGATGCCCATGATCTCCCGCAGGTGCTCCCAGTTGCGCTGGAAGCGTGTCACAAAGTCGATTTCCCGAGGGTTGACGGTGATCTCGGTAGTGGTGATCAGATTGGTCTTTGCTGCCATGTGTTAGTCCTTTCCGCCGCCTGTAAACAGGTCGGCATTTGCTGCAATGGCCGCCTGGCGCTCGCCAGCGTCCTTGATTGCAAAAATTTGGTCTTTGGTCATTTTGGAGCCGGTGTTGGTGGGCGGGGTGTCCACCTTTGCGCCGGTGGTGGTCGTAGTGCCTACGAAGTCGCTCCAATCAGCTTTCAGGCTGTCGGTGTGCTTCTTGGCGTCCTTGACCTCGCCCCTATCGTCCAGCTCCAGCTTGTCGATATCCTCGCCAGACAGCCGCACAACGCGGTCTGCATACTTGTCCAGCACCCCGGCGGACTTCAGCAGCTCCCGGAACTTGGCTTCCTTGGCTGCGTGGGTGTCTTTCTGGGTCTGCTGAGCCTTGTAGTCGGTCAGCGCCTTTTCAGCGGCTTCCTTGCCGCCGTTGGCTGCGTCCCGGTCCTTTTCGGCCTGTGTGCGGGCTGCTTTTTCTGCATCCAGCTGGTCCTTGAGTTCGTCCGTCTCCTTGTGCAGGGCGTCCAGAATGGCCTTGGCCTTGTCATCGTTGGAGGTTTCGGGGTTCTCCAGAATCGTGCGGATGTCAGCTCTTTTGAGTGCCATGTGATAGTCCTTTCTGCCCATGCTCGGGCTGCCATGCTTGGCAATAAGGTTTATTTGCCGGACGTGCTGCCGGTGTGGTGCCGCTTGTGGGGCTTGAACCCACGGCTCCCGGATTAAAAGTCCGGTGCTCTGCCAGACTGAGCTAAAACGGCATAAAAAAGCGGCTGACGCTGTGCGCCAACCGCTGAATATTTAGTTTTTGCGTGAAACTTTTGTGATACATTCGACCGCCCAAAACTTCGCTTCCTGTAATTTTGTCATGCACAGACTTTTTTCTCGGCTTTCAGGAAGTGCGTCAAGCTGCGTTGCAAGCTCAAGGAAAAGGTCTTCTGCCTCGCACTGTGCATTTTTCACATCATCGGGCAGGAACTTTTCTTTTGGCGTTTTGAACATTTTCTCCAAATCCATGAATTACACCTCCTTGTTTCCTTCTTCCACTGCAATCTCTCGCAGCTCGTCAATGTGATCTTCCACCGCCGGGCGCAGGAACGGGCGGGCTTTCATGCCCCGGGTAAAGTGCCACTTGCCGTTGAAGTCCTTCCAGACCCACGGCGTTTTGCGTCCGTTGCCGTTTGTGGCGTGAACGCCCGTGCCCAACTCCACATAGACGCTGTAAAAGAGATTTGACCCGATGGTCACGGTCTTTTTGGCAAGGTCGAGGGCAAAGGTCAGGCTCTGCTTGAGCGCACCGCCCACGTAGCCCTCAATGCCCGTGCTGTCTGCCGTGCCGGTGGGCACAAGCAGCTGGGCGTAGTCCTGCACTTTCATGCCCCAGATGGTCAGCACCCGCTCCGCCCACGAGTCCAGCGCCTCATGCAGCTGCGGGGTGTTGTCGGTGAATTTGATGTCGTAGTTAAAGTTCACGGTTCATCACTCGGTTTTCGCTTTTTCTTTAAGATGCGACCGCACTCAGGGCAGAAATTCAGCTGCCCGGCACGATGCGTTACCGTACCGCACACGCCTGCGCCTTTCCTGTGCGTTTTTGTGATAAGACTGACTTGAAACGTGGTGTAAAGGCCGTCCTCCCCTTTGGGGGAATTTTTCTTCCACCACGCAAGACTCTCGCAAAATTTGCAAGGCTTCTTCTCATCCATGCTTTGCGACCTCCTTCTTTCTCTTGCGCTCTTCCGCCCACCACATTTGCTCGGTTTCCTTGCCGCCCTTGGATTTATACCACTCGGTGTAGTCCATGACGGGGGTGCTTTTTTTGACCTGCACCATGATAGGCCTGCCTTTTTCGTCCACCTTGCCGCTGTCCTCGACCACAGGCACGTTGTCGATTTGCCGTGCGTTCTGCCGAGGGTACTTGCCCAGTGCAGAGGACAGAACACAGCGGCAGTGGTAGACCATCTCCGGCGCTGCGTTGGGGTCGCCTGGCCGCTGAATCTCGTAACCCATGACCTTGAACGGCTCGTCAAGCTCTGCCGTCTGCTGGTCAAGCAGGCGGTGCATCTCACGGGTGCGGTAGTCGTGGGTGGAGTTCCAGCGCTTTTTGACCTCGATGCCCAAAGCCTGGGCGTTGTGCATCTGCTGCAATGCCCCTGCATTCTGGGCACTGGTGAGGGCCGTGATGGCGTTGTTCATGGCCCAGTGGATCTCCGTGTCAGCCATGCCGTTGACGGCCTGCACGGCGATGTCGTGGACGCTCTTGCCCTGCACGATGCCCTGCATGACATAGCGGTTGAACACCCGGGCGTCATAGGTGCGGTTGCTCTCGCTCTTGATGCGCTTGTTGGGCACCATGCGGGGGTTTTCTTTCAGCAGGAGTTTGACCGCTTCGGTGTTGTACAGGGTCAGCCCGAACGTCACGCCTGCGGCCTGTTCCAGCTCGTAGAAAGCCCAGTTTGCGCCAAAGGAAAAGATATTGTATTGCTCGTCCCGGGCCAGCTTGTAGGCCGTCTCTTGGGCTGTGGTGCAGGTCTGCGTGATGCCGTCCAGCTTGGCGTGCATCAAATCGGACTGAAAGACCTGATTTTGCAGCCAGATGCGGTAATCGTCCTCTGTGATCTCGCCTGCGGCCAGCTGCGCCCGTTTGCGCTCGTCCAGCGCTTTGTACTTTGCCAGAAACTCGGTCAGCTGCTCCTGCATCTCCCGGCGGGCAGTGCCGTACACCCGGAGGATACGGCGGCGCAGGCGGTTCAGTTGGCGGGTAGAGATGCGGTCACGGTCGGTCATTGTTTTCTCCGTCGGGTTCCCATTTGATGTTTCCAAGTTCGTCAACGCCTACTGCGCGGACTTTTGGCTTGTCCCAATCAATCGTGGTCGGCTGCATCAATTCGACTGCATTTGCAAACCGCTCCAAAAGTTTCCTGTCGTTTTCGTCCAGCTCAATAACAAACTTGCCGATGATGTTTTCAGCCATCGTCTTCGTCCTCCTATTCGACCACGGTCTCCCGTGTTGCGCTCTCAGCCATCAGCGCGGCCTTGGCCTGCTCCTTTTGTTCCGGGGTCAAGTTGGGCAGCAGGTCAATGGCCATGTCCTGCCCGATGATGGCGGCCTCGGAAATCACCATGCTCACCTGTTCGGCCGTGTTGGTGATCTTGCTGCGGTTGAATGTCGGCATAGCATTGTCAAAGCCAGCCAGTGCGCAGATCTGCCGGATGAACGGCTTGACCTGCGCCTCAAAGTCGTCCGCGTTCTGGTTCAGCGGTTCATAGGCCGCGTCCAGATGGTCGTTGGTGCTGTCCGCGCTGACGCAGTGCACATCCAGACCGCCGAAGTCCTCATAGACCCGGGTGTGGAGCAGTTCCAACAGAGTCTGCCGGGCCGTCACAGGAATCTCGGTGGTGTAGGGGGTGATCTTGCCGCCCTCGCTGGTGTCTGCGCCTGCAATGTGGTACAGATTCAGCTTGACAAGGAACTCCTGCAGCTCGTCATCGGTCATTCCGTTGAAGTTCTCACACAGCCAGTAAATCTGCGAAAAGTCCTGCAGGTCATTGCAGAAGCCAGACATCACCAGATCGGTGTTGTCAATGTAGGCTTTCAGCCCCACAAGGGTGCTCTGGTGCAGGTCGGAACCCCACAGCGGCACAATGGGAAGAGCGCTGTAGTTTTCGCCCTCTACGCTTTCCAGCCCGCCGCCGGGTGTGGTGACGGTCACGCTCTTGTATGCCTGCTTCGGCGTTGTCTCTTGCATCACATTGCCGATTTTGCTTTCCGTGTACTCAGTGAAGCCGTCCAGCTCGTACAGGATATAGTGCATATCTGTGTCCGGGTTCAGCCGCCAGAAGCGCACACCCGCCTGCAAAAGGCTTGTCTTCTCATCGTACAGGGGCGCAAACTCGGTCAACTTGAAAACCACCAAGTGGTCGTTGTTCCAGAATCCGAAGCTTTCGCCGTGGATCAGGGCGAAATATCCGGCCTTCTGGATCTGCTCATCAAAGTTCTGCCCCAGTCTGTCCTTGTCCACGCCCTCGTCTGCAAAGACCACACCGTTGCCGAGGGAGTAGGTCGCCCGCTGCTTGTTGAGCCGCCGGAAAAGATTGCTCTTGACCATATCGGGGTGTGGGGTGTCCTGCTTGGTGTTTTTGGATAGGCGCTTCAGCATCAAAGCGTAAGCCTGCGCAAAGCGTTCAGCCCCCGGGTTTTTCTGGGCATCGTACAGGTCGGCGTCCAGAGCCATCTTGTAGGGCTTGGAAGCGCAGTGCTGCTGCACGAACCGCCGGATGAAATCAGGCTGCTCCCCGGCGGCTTGCGCCTGCTGGAAGGCCTGGAATGTGTATACAGTGCTCAAAATCAATCCCTCAGTTTCACAAGGCGCTTTGTGCGCACAAAATAGCGGATAGCGTCCATGCAGTGGTCGTTGACCTTCAGCACGGTGTCGTCTTTGTCCGGGTTCCAAGCGTACACGCCGAACTCTTCCAGCGTGTGCTTGCAGTCCTTGTATATTTTCAGCCGCCCGGTCTGCAGCATGGTCTGCACGTCCAGAATGCCGCTCAGAACGTCGTTGTTTGCTGGGGTCTGGGTAAAGCCATTCTTGCGCAGCTCTGTAATCAGGGGCAGGGCAGAGGGGTCCACGATGATCCTCTCCGGCTTGAGACCATTCAGCCACGCCTTGAGGTCTGCAACGTACTCGCCCACGGTCTTTTGCCGCTTCTGTTCGCGGCCGCTGTAGTAGTACTCCCGGGTGACGATCCAGCAGTCTGCATCTGCCGGCTTCTGGAACAGCAGAAAGGTTGTTGCGTTCTGGGTGCCGAAGTCGCAAGCCACATAAGCGCTCTTTGGAGACAGCGCCGGAAGTACATCAACAACGTGCTTCTTGCGGTCGAACATGTCATATACAAGGCCCTCCGCCACGGTCCACAGGCCCAGAATGTAGCGCTGATAGAAAACGCCGCTGTACTGGCTGCGGTATCTGGCCTTGATGTCCTCGGAAAGCGACAGGTTGTCGT